GTTGAGTTAACAATAAGGAACATGTGGATACGCTTGATGTAGCGGTCAATGGTGATTGTTTTAGTGGTCGGGTTCCACTCGTAATACTCAGGCGCAATATTGCGTGCCATTCATTTACCTTCCTATATCAACGTAATCGGTGGTATCACGGTTTGTACCACTGTCGTAAAGTTAGTTACTGCTCCAACTGGGAAGTAAATTCCAGTTTGTAACAGTGCATCGTTAAGAAGTAGTTGTCCTACTCCACCATCTCCAGCAGGTCCTTGAATACCTGTTGGACCACGTTCACCTGTTGGACCAGGAGCACCTGCGGCGCCATTAGCGCCAGATGGACCTGCTGCACCAGCGGCACCCGCAGGACCTGTAGGTCCTTGAATACCTGAGGCATATACTAGCGCATTCCAGTTTTGTGTACCATTACCAACTTTAAATTTTCCAGTGTCGAGTTCAAGACCTAGTTCACCTTCTGAAAGAAGGGGGTTAGTTGTTGACCACTCAGACGCCGTACCACGACGTAATTGTAATTTAATTGCCATTAGTTACCGCTCACGTCTCCTCCGTTGATGGTTATAACTCCGCCATAATTAGTTGCAGGGCCGCCACCATCTACGTTAAACCTGTAGGGCCCGTTGGTCCAGTATTACCAATTGCAGCAGCAACAACAACTAGCCAGTTTGCTGGGTCATCTACAGGTGTTATGCCTGGAGTAGAGTTGTTGTTTCTACGAACGTATGTACCCTTAAGTGTTGGGGTGTCATAGAAAACTGCTTGATTAGGTTGGTAACTAATACCTGATTGCCAAGTTCCAACGATTGTAAATGGCTGAGGACCTGTTGCACCAGTGGCTCCAGTTGGACCAGTTACAGAAAGACCTTGGATACCAGTGGCACCTGTAGGACCTGCAACACCAGTGGCACCTGTTGGTCCCTGTACCTGACCAGCGTTAATCCACTGGTCGCCATCCCAAATAAATAAGTTTCCAGCTACTAAGTATGGGTCACCAGTTACTGGAGATGGAACAGCCGCTTGTAGTTCAGCAAATGTAGTAAAGGCATTAAGGATATTTAATCCGCGTCCTTGTGGACCTGTTGGTCCAAGAGGACCTTGCGGACCAGTTGGTCCAAGGTTACCTTGAGGTCCTGTTGGACCTGGTGTAGTTGATACTGGACCAGTGTTACCTGTTGGACCGATTGGGCCAACAACACCTTGAATACCTTGTGGACCAGTATCGCCTTGTGCACCAGTTGGTCCTAGTAAACCTTGTGGTCCTTGTACACCAGTTGCACCAGTTGGTCCTTGAATAGCGCCAGCGCTAATCCATTGAGAACCGCCCCATACAAATAGGACACCATTAATTAAATAACCATCACCAGTTCCACCAACAGGCTGTGCTGCTTGAAGTTCTGCAAGTGAGTTATAAGTTCCAAGAACATAGATAGATGCACCAGCAGGTCCAACTGCACCGCTTGCACCTGTGGCACCTGTTGCACCAACGGCACCTGCTGCACCAGGAAGACCTGTTGCACCAGCAACACCTTGTGGGCCCTGAGGTCCTGTAGCACCTTGTGGACCAGGAGCACCAATAGCACCAGTGATACCTTGAATACCTTGTGCACCTGTCGCACCTGTTGGTCCGATATTACCTTGCGGACCAGTAGGTCCAACTACTGTACTAGCTGCACCAGTTGCACCAGTAGGACCAGTTGCTCCTACTGGACCTGCTGCAGTTACTGTAAACGAGCCATTAAGCGAAGAGTCTTCTTCTGCTACAAAATAAAGTGTTGCAGGACCAGTAAACGGTACATCCCAGAATACTGTTCCGCTTGCTACGCCAGCAGCAAAGTTAGTGCTAAATCCTGATGTGTATTGAGCCCCTGAACTGTAGGCGCCTGCTGTGGTCTGTACTCTAAATGTATAACCAGGAGTATCTATAACAATACGATAACGAAGACCGCGGATTACAGTAATAGCTGGGTTTGATAAACCATTAATTAAATATGCACTTCCGCTACGAGTAACGGATAAGTCAATACCACCAGATATACCCTGTGGACCTGTTGGTCCTGGAACTACAGAGGCAGCACCTGTGGCACCAGTAGGTCCTGTAGGACCTTGTGCTCCTGTAAAGCCTGGCTCACCAGCAATAGTAAACTGCCAAGAGCTAAAGATTTCTCCGCCTACGCCTTGGAAGAAGTTTACATCTAGAGTTATCTGAGAGCCATTTACGGCTGTAACATTTCCATCGATAAAGACGTTGTTGTTTGCTCTAAGAGTAAATGTCTTAAGACCAGTACTTAAGGTAATTGGTGTTACTGATGTGATTCCAGCAAAGCCTTGACCAACTGCACCAGTAGCACCTGTAGCTCCAGTAGCACCCGTTGGACCTACGTTACCTTGAAGACCAGAGAATCCTCGTTCACCTTGAACACCAGTAGGTCCTTGTGGTCCTGCAAAACCTGTTGGACCAGTTGGTCCAGTTGGTCCAATGTCTCCCTGTGGTCCTTGACTACCTTGAAAACCTTGTGTTCCTCGTGGACCTGTTGCACCTGTTGGGCCCGCGATTCCTGAAGGACCTGTTGGACCTTCTAGATTACCGACATTCTTCCATGCGGAAGTTACGGTATCCCAAATAATTAAATTGCCGTTAGCAAGTAACCAAGCTTCGCCAGCCACACCTGTTGGTCGTGCAGCCTGTAATGCAGCAAGTGTTTCGTACTCTCCAAGAAGATTTAGTCCTTGACCAGGAGTACCAGCAGGACCAGTAGCACCAGCTAAACCAGAAACACCTTGAGGTCCTGTTGCGCCAGTTGGACCTGCGTTTCCTTGGTTACCTTGTGGGCCAGTTGCTCCTGTACGACCTGTAGCACCTGTTGCGCCAGTTGCACCTGCAGGAATATTTAAAGTATCAAATACCCAAGCGTTGTTACTGCGACGGTACAAACGTAACTGTGTGGCGTTTCCATTAACGCGAACAAATGCCCAGTTAGTTGGAACAGGGCTTGGGTTTGCAGCTTGAAGGTCAGCTAATGTGTCGTAAAGACCTAGATAGCGAGAGTAATCTCCCTGAGGACCTGTAGGGCCAGTCGGACCTGTAGGTCCAGTAGGTCCACCCAGAATACCTGTAGGACCTGTAGGCTGTGGATACCAGTTACCGTTATCTGGCGGAACTATAATAATGTCTGGCATATCACTCCACCGTTGTCACTTGCTGGGTTACGAATGTCTGTCCTCTTAAAAAGGTTCTTTGGAAATTGTTATCCACTGATGATGTGGCTTGTAGGTCCCAAAAACCTCTGACTGGTAGATAGCGTGTGTCCTGTTGTGGTAGCGAAATTCTAATACGTCCAGTCTGAACGTCCACAATTGTAACATTGAAGGCTACCCACCGAGTAGGTGAATTTGGGTAAGTTCTAATCTCTGCCAATCATGTCGTTCTGTATATACACGCGCTCTGGCTTGCGGCCGTCATCAAACTCTTGTGGCATGTAGATAGGAACAAGCTTATTAGTGCGCTTAGATGAACGACGTAGGTTACCAACCTGAATACGCCATAGGCCTATATTTAACTGAGCACATAGAGAGCGGTATTGCTCTTGACGCTGTGCAATCATCCCTGTCAATTGAGCGTAACGTTCACTTCGTGGGATTACCACGCCGTCTGGAGCTGTGATATTAATATCAAAAGCAGCATCTGTTGCTAGAACCCAGAGGGCTTCAATAGTAGCTAGGATAGCAATTGGGTATTCTTCTACAGCAGGCAGAGTTGCCATAGTTACTCTACTACCGTAGGCATCTGTTCTTTCGTATGTATGCTGTTCAATAGCTGTATTAATAAAGCGTGTGATGTCAGCATCTGAGAAGTAACGGTAGGCTGTGCCATTAACGGTGAGCACTTCACCAGCAGAAACTGGGTTTAAAAATCTAATGATTCCAGTATCAACCTCTAGCTTATAACCAGTAGGGGCTGGAACAAATGTTTGAGAGACTCGTACTAAAAGAGTGAAAGGGTCTACAGGCTTATTATTTAAATAGAAGGCAGTAGTAGTTCCGTCACTAGTTGTGACAAACTGGAACTCCTTTGGCTGGTCACCCAACTCAAGACGAGTTCTAGAGATTAGGTCCGACAACAGGGCCACTAACTACTCCTAACTATAGTAACGAAAAAGCGGGCAAACCTAAGTGTGCCCGCTGATTCGCCCATTAAATGCTAGATAACTCCAGCGAGGTAGCCCTTTTCCTGTAGGTGTTGAGCTACGTGCTTGGACGCTTCAGCGGATGCCATAGACATTTCTGATGCACGTGCCTGAAGTGCTTCCTGGTTTTCAGAAATCATCTTCTCACGAGCGCGGCCAGTAACGTCTGATGGTTTTACTTGTCTTGCCATGTATATTCTCCTAATTAGTGTCTGTTGAGTGGGCAGTTTTTAGACGTACCCAGGTCTGTGGATTAGTTGGTTTCTGCAATAACAACAGACTGGTCAGTAATAAGACCAAGACCGAAGATTGAGTACCAAGCAAGTGCGTGCTCACGACCGAAGTCAAGAATACCACCGTCACGGAGTTCAACTGGAAGAGAGATTGCGTGACCGAATGCGTTATCTCCAATGAAGATAGCGTCATAGCGGTCTGAACCACCATTACCTGTGAACTGTGCTGGAGTGATGTAACCTCCACCAGGTGTAACAGTTGGGTTAGCAACTGCTGAGTCAGCGGTGTAAGAAGTTCCTGCACCACCAGCTACCTTACGTACCTGTGTTGTTTCGATGAATACGCAGTCGTACAAACGACCAACTTCACCGAGCATGAAGTTACCAGGAGCAGCGTACTTAGTTACTTCGATAAACTCTGGGTTATCACGAAGCTGACGGCTCTGGTGTGGGTGGATAAATGCAACGTAAGTTTCGCCCAAACGTGGGATGTTCTTGGTTGCAAGTGTCTCAACAACGTCCTTAACTGTATGTGGTGTTAGGAGGAAGTTACCTGTCATGCTTGCACGGTTTGTACCCTTTGTGCCATATGCATACCAGTTGTTTACTGCTGAGAGGCTAGAGCGGTCTTCACCGTAGATGGTTGAAGTCGCTGCGTAAAGTGTGTCGCGTGATAGCTGGTCTAGGTAGATAGCCATGTTACGACCAAGAAGACGTGAAGCAGATGCCATTACGTCATCGAATGATGCGTTAAGAAGAAGCTCAGATACAGCAAGAGCATAACCATGCTCTGTTACTGTGATTGAGAACTGCTGTGCTGTAAGCGCATTTGTCTGCATACGAACACCTTCGACAAGTGCATTAGCAAAGCCGAGGTTGTTGTAACGCATGAAGTTAATCTGTAGACCAGGTGCAACACCAAGTTCAGTCTTCTTGACTGCGAACTGCTCAAAGCGAAGGATAGGCATTGCCTGGAAAAGGATTTCCTTTGACCAGATTGTCTGAATCGCTTGAGTCAACTGTGTGTTTGTACCTGAGTACGCTGTTGGGGCTGCGGCTAAATTGCCAGTACCCGTAATACCAGATGCCATTTTAGTTGTTTACTCCTTGTAGGTTGGATTTGGGATTGTGGGATTTACCCGAACAAGCCGCGAGACTTACCGCGAGCAGTAGCGCTCATGATACGTTCTCTGTATTTTGCATAATCATTCATCGACATTGACTGAATATCTTCAGCCGTTAACGCACGTTGCTCCGAATTGTCGTCCATTGGTCCGAGCGGGGGCGTGGTTACCCTTGTCCCCGTCATTTCTTTGCGGGCATTTTGCATTGCAAACTGCGCCGATTCAAGAATCTTGTTTGAACGTTCTTTCAAACCCTCAATACTTGCTTCTACTTCTTCGCGGGTATTGCCGCTAATTAGGTCTACAAGTTCTGGGATAATGTTTTCGCGTTCTGCTTCTACACGTTGTGAACGGTAGTTCTGCAGGTCAGCAAAAGTTCTTTCGCGTTCCAGAAGAGCGAAGGCACGTTCACGTTCTTGACGCTCACGCTCCAACTGCTCCTGCCACTCTGCTTCCTTAGTCTTAAGTAAAGAGCGAACATCCATGTCATTCTCAAGAGCTTCCTGCTGTTGCTTAGCCTTAGCTTCTGCTTCTGCAGCACGTGCAGCAAGTTCTGCTTCACGCTCTTTTTTAATGCCATCTAGTTCTTCCTTCAGCTTATCAATCTGAGGATAGAGTTTTTCTTTTTCCTGGCTACGAACTTTAACCAGGTCTTCTTCCGTATAAAATTTGGAAGTCGCCTTAGTAGTAGGTGCGTCAGCATGTCAGGGTAAACCTTTATTTTTCGTACTCTTCTGGTACGCGCCTCTGTGGGAGGACCGTGCCATAAGCTTCTGTTACCAGTTTATTGCGTAGGTCTGCTTCGCCCATATCGGCGGCCATCAGAGCCTCGTCTATCGTTCCTGGTAGTACTGCTGGAGCGCCTGGCATCGCACCCTCTGTTAGAGGTGCGCCTGGCTTGCCTCCAGTTTCTGGATTAGGCATGGTGCCTGTAAGTTCAGCAATTTCTTGTTCAATCTGGGTCTGGAGAAGCTTAAGGGCTCCATCAGCCACAGCGTCATCCATAAGTTCTTGACGGATTTCATTAAGCTTATCGCTTGGGAAGGACTCACCAAGTGAGCGGAGTGCCCCTTCCTTAGACTCAAGTCCTAGGGACAGCATAGATTGAACTTCGTTAAGCGCAATCAACTTATCCAATGGCAAAGGCTGAGGGAAGTGAACGTAGGTTTGGTAAGTAAGTGGGTCGTTAGGGTCTAGACGGTCTACTTGACCTGTCTTAAGCTTTACGTTACGTGTTGGGTCCCAGATAAGCATCTCTGGCTCTTTTACAGCAAGGCTGCGGATAATAAGCTGATTAATCATCTCGAGACCACGTGCGTACTGAATAATCTTCTGGTGGTAACGGTTCATCAAAGGTTGGAACATGATAGATAGCGCAACACCAGATGTATTAGAAATTGGCTGTGCCTGACCAAGTGCGGTCTCAGGTACACCAACCATTTCATGCATAGACTTCTTGAGCATTGCTAGGAAGTCCATAGCGCCCTTTAGTCCTTGTGAGCCACCTTCTAGGTTTTCTACCTTCGCGTCTTTTGGTAGACCGCCCCAGACCTTGTTAGCGCCCTTTTCCAACTGTGAAGCTTTGGCACCAATGATGACTGTGACGGGAGCAGCATGATAATTAACGATGTCAGCGATGTCAGTAGCAGTCTCGTTATAAGTACGATTAATATTAATAATGTCAAAACAATCAGCAAGACCCCAAGGGCTACCGCTAATACGAATATTTGGAATATGAACAACGGGAATAGTACCAAGCGGGTTAGGGCGCGAATCAATAAGTTCATCATTGATGTATTCCTCAATACTGTCGTCTGTAAGAATCTCAGTGTACGTAAATACCTGACGTGTACCTTCGAGTGATGTGCCCCAGAAACGGTACTTTAACTTAAAACGGATAAGGCGCTCGCGGTCATGTGGGTGAAACTCTGGAAACGCAAATGATGCGTTAAGTGGAAGGATACGAACACGTCCTGGGTGCTTCATTCCTGAAGAGTCTTCCCAAGGTTCTTCGTAAGCAACCTTTACAAAGCAGTCACCAGATACTGTTCCCTGTTGACCCATTTCCCATAGGACTGTTGCCTTGTTGTTATCTACTTCCCACACACGTTCTAGTAGGTCTGGGATGATTGCTTCAGTCTCACGTGGACTACGGAAGTCAACACCCTTACCAAAAGCAAAGTTAATAATAAAATCTGAGAAAGCACGGTAGTAATTAAGTACTAGCTGGCTATCGCCAATCTGACGGCGGTATGAATAATGGTGGCCAAGATACATCGCCCAGTTAAGTGAATAACGATTTAGGCGTGGGCCATGGACTTCAAACTCCTCATCTGCCAACTCGACCAAGCCGAGTGGAGAAATGGAGATGGTTAAGTCGCTAGATGCCGCCCTATACGATGGGGGCGAAAAGTCAATGCCGCTCATTTCACCTTCTCTAAACTAGAGTTAAAGGGTACCACTAAATCTATATTAGTGAAACCGCTCGCCATGGATAAGTTTCTTACCTACTGGCTTGGTAACCTTTTTCTTCTGTTCTTCTTCTTTTTTCTTCTGCGCCTCGGCAACATAGTCTCGAAGGCGTGGGTCTACGTCGCGCTTAGAGTTAACATACTGACCACCCATTGCGTTGTATCTAGAGTGAATCCAGTGCCCACGAGCAGGTGAGTTCTTGGAGAACTTACTATTTGCTTGAGCAGTAATCATGTTCCAAAGTTTAGGATTAGCGGGTTCCCGCTCTTCCGTTTCCTTTGCTTCTTTTCCTCTAATCAGTGCCATCGCTAATCCTTATAAAATGGGAAGCCCACCCCCGCAGCTGTTCGAATGTGCTGAACGGGGGTGGGAAACCTAACTAGTCGTTTACTACAGCTGGGTTGCCAGACTTCTGTGGACCGCCGCTACGATTAACTTCTTCGAAACGGTTGTCGCCATGGTCAGCAAACGCACCAGATGAAAAGTCGTTAAGACTTGCTGGTGCTGAAACCCATGCAGCAGAACCTACGTGAGCACGCTCACGCATTGTTTCTTCTGCAGTCTTTGTGTGAACAGCCTTATTACGATTTGGACGACCTGCAGCTGGTTCGTATCCCTGCATAGCACCAGTGGTGAACTGTGTTGGGATGTCTGTGTCTGTTGCAAGACCTTCTTCAAAGCGTAGTGGGCCACGCTGTCCTGGTGCAGCAGGTGACATCTTACGGTCGTAAGTGGTACCTGGATTCTCAGGGAACTTAGGTGTTGGGGCAATTGCCATTTTTTATACTCCTTATTAAAGGGTTGAGGACCTCGTGTAAAAGTGTCCTACTTATTGG